AGCGGCGACAGCCTCTTCCACCATAGAGCGGATCAGGATCGGATCAGCGTCACTCCCAGGCTCTCCTGGCGGACCCTGAGCGCCATCCTTGGCAGGAGGAATTGCGGCGACCGCCGCGGCCACGACCGAGCGAACGAATTCCGGATCAGCGTCCTTGCCATCAACCCCCGGCGGGCCCTCAGGTCCATCGCGTGGCCCCGGTAACGCCGCGACCACGTCAGTGATCAGCGAGCGCATCAGTTCCGGCTCGAAGTCCCTGCCATCGATGCCGTCGCGGCCCGCGGGTCCCGGATCACCCTTCGGCCCCCTGATTTCCGACAGCGTCTCTTCGGTGCCGTCCGAATAGACGAGGTGCAATCGCCCCTCGTCGGTCACCCAGGTATCGGCAATTCCACGTCCCACCGCTCCCGGCACTCCGGGCGCGCCGGGCGCGCCGTCATTTCCGTCCCGACCCTCCAGGCGACCCAAATCTAGTTCGCGACCATCGGTCAGCAGCAGTTTTCGCCGGTCGCCCACGGACAACACATCGGCAATACCGACACCGTCAATTCCGTCCGCACCACTCGGCCCCTCGATGCTTTCACCCTGCGCACCACGAACTTCGCCGAGATCCTGTTCAAGGCCGTCGCTGAAGACCAGCCACAGGTTCCCGTCACGCAGCAGCGCCTTGGCAACGCCTCGGCCCGCAGGCCCTGGCTCGCCGTCCACACCATCGCGCGGCAATGGCGCGTCCCGTCCATCACGGCCCTGGACCCGTCCCAGACGCAGCAATGCGCCGTCGGTGCGAGTCATGCAGAGCTGGCCTTCGACGTCGACCAGCGCGTCGATCACGCCGACGCCGTCGCGTCCGGGCGGTCCTGCCTCTGGAGCAAGTGCAAGGCGCGCCTCAAGCGCAGCGATGCGCTGCTGCATTCCAGCGAATTGCTCGCCGATATATTGCCGCACGACAGGCGCAATCGCCTGCATCAGTCCAGCGATGGTCGCATGATCCATCTGGCGAATGCCCCCTCGTGTTCTGCGGCCGGCTGATCCGCTTTCGCTTAATCTGCTGCCGACAGAACGGCACCGCCTCCCAGCGCTTTGCTCAGGTGCCACGCAGCGAGCGCGACGTCGGCCTCACCGAGGCCCTGCTGCTGTGCGGCTGGTGTTCCCGGTTCGCCCTGACCGGATGGCGGCTTGGGTGCGGCGATCTGAAGGGGGGCGGGTGGGGGCGGCACAGCTTTGCGCTGCGCCAGTTCGTCAATCGGCCAGTCCTGCTGCTGGAGAAATGGAATGTCTCCGCCTGGGACCGGTCGCATATCAAATCGCGCACGCGCCTCGTTCGGCGAGAAGATCGCACGCTGCACGCCGAGGCCGATGGTCTGCACCTTGGTGGCGGTGTCCATACGCAGCAGTCCATCGTCGATGTCGAACTCGGTGCCGTAGATATGTCCGGTCACATCGGTCAGTCCGAGGCCTTCGTCCAACAGCAATTCGATGTTTTCGAAACGCGCCTGGAGGCATTGACTATAATAGCTTAAGTTGAGCGCTTCCACGTTGTTATACGTCGGTGCCGTTTGCGTCACGAGGAACGCTGGCACGTGGAATGCGGAGCAGATGGTCTCGGCGGTCCACTTCAGTTGCTCGATGAGCTGCGCATCGACCGGATTGATGGACATCCGCTCGAACTTCATCCCATCGCCAAGGATCGCCACGCGGCCAACATTCTCGCCCGCGTAGTTCGCCTGCCACTTGGCTTTGACGCGATCGGCGGTTTCCTGCGAAATAGGCCCCGGTGCGATCAGCATACCAGACGGAACCGCCTGATTGCGCGACGTCTCGATCTGCTGCTTCTGCGCCTCGAGCCCCTGAATCGCCGATAGTCCACACGCGGTGAGCGGGGAAATGCCGATCAGCGGATGGAACACCGCCGACATGCGGTCGTGGATGATTTCCGACGCAGGCACGACCGAACTGTCTTCTTCAACGCCGGTCAGGCTGTCGGCGTAGAGTTGGTAATAGACCGCCCCGTCAGGCGCCACCAGCACCTTGGTGCGCGCCGGGTCGAGCACATACATTGAAACGACCACGCCGCGGCCGTCGCGCTGCTTGAGGATGTAGGTGTTGCCCCACGTTAAGAGGCTGTAGATCCAGCACTCCAGGAACTGAATGCGCGTCTGATATCTGTTGGGCTTACGCAGCACCGGACTGAACGCTGGCGCGGAAGTTTCTTCCCATATGCCAGTGGTCGGATCCTGCTCGACTAGCTTGATGCGGATTTTGGATACATCCTGCGCGATGAGCGACAGGCATGAATAGACTGCGTGATGCCGCAGGGAGGTTTCCTGCGTCATGCCCATGTTGCGCTGCCAGGCGCCCATGAACGGTTCCTGGATAGTCGTCGGCCAGAACCACTGGGAGAACGTCGACATCGGCGGCACCATCAGGCCGGTGGGCGGTGATGCCTTGGCGATGCCGTTGCGAGTGATGTCGAACCCGAGGATGCGCATCGTCGCGTTAGTCCTCGCGCGCAGCGAACAGGTCTGCCATTCGTGCGTCCTCCGGGTCTTCGGCTGGGGAAATGAACCAGTTGTCAGGATCAGACATCCAAGCTGGAACGTGGAAGGTCGGGCAGGCCAGGATCGGTGTGTCCCGCAGTTCCAGCAGCAATTGTGCGTCTACAGGATCAATCTCCGTTTCATTCGACACCGGCCTATTCCTCCGGCCGAATATCGCGACGGGAATAGCGGCCATGAATAGGTGGGCGACCACGTCTGCGCGGCGCATCGCCTTCCGGCTCCTCACCATTCTCCACAGTCGCTTCGTCAGCTTCAGCCGGCGCCCCTTCGTCCGCCCGCATCACTTTCTGCAGCAATGACGGTGCGGGTTCCGGGGTTGGTTCTGGTGGGGACTCTAGCGACGGCTCGGGTGTGGACTCTGGTGGCGGTTCCGGTGGTGCCACGACCTTCTGTGTCGGCAATGGCGGCGGTGTGCCGATGGCCACCGGCTCGAACTTGCGAGCGAGCTTGGCCGCAATAAAGATATTCCCCAGATCCTTCCCCCGCTTGTCTTCGGGCAGATCGAACTCATCGCCAGGCTGGTGAACGACGCCCTTCCCGCCAGGCATGCGCAGTTGTTTGAGGGCCTGGAAGCGCATCGGCAAGATGCTCCTGAAAAGAAGGCGCCCGAATTGCTCCGAGCGCCGAGTTAGAAGGAGTGAACGGTGGCGCCACGTAACCGCGCTCAGAAATGGATCAGCACTTCAGAACGCGGCTGGCCTCGATAGGGACGAATGTCCCAATTAGGATTACACGTAACGGGCATAATCGATCCACTGGACGCAACCTGTGCGACGCTTGCGCCAGTTGATCTCACGCTCCGCCAAGATCGCAGTCATATTTTCCTGCCAAAGGCTGCGGTAAACCGTCGAAGCAGACACCGGACTATCCGGAGCTGAGTCGAACTGCAGCGACGCCTGATTGCTGCTGTCGATGGTGACGTTGCCATCGTCGGCGAGCAGGATTTCACCCGGCAGGATGAACGCGATCATGTAGCCATCCGTCGGCGAACCACCGGATGACGGCACGTTCGTGCTCGTGACAACGCGGAATCCAGCCAACGTGCCGCCACCGGCGGTGATGTCGGGGAACTCGCGCTGGCCAAGCGTGTTCAACATCAGCGAGAACGAAATCGCCTGGTTGACATGCATGACCCATGTGCCGCCGGTCATGTCGAGATCCAGAGCCGCCATCGTGGTCAGGACCGTGCGGATGTTGGCGCGTGCTGCGTCGGCATCCGTTCCTGTCGCCGGGATAGAAGTGACACCGTTGGTCAGTGATGCAGGTGAAGGACCACCTGAACCAGTGCCCACTGCTTTCGTGCTATCGAGCAGGTCGGTGTCGAGCTTCTTGGCGATCGCCATGACCATGTCCTGACGGATCATCGCTTCCAAACTTGGATTTGAGAACCGCAGGCTTTCGTTGGTGAACGCCACGAGCGCGGCAACCTTCGCGAAGGTCATCGTGATCGTGTCGAACGCCGCACTCGACATTGGTTTGGAGCTACCCTCGCCCACCCAGTATGCCGTGGATCCGCTGCTCATCAATGGCACACGAATATTGAAGGGCACACGACGCATACCGCCCGAGATCTTGTCGAGAATGGTTGCGGCGCGAACGAGTTCAATAAACTCGTTAGCCATGAACTGCAACTGGACGAGTGGTGACGCCCACGTGGTGTCGTAAGTGTTGGCCGGCGCAACCGCTGCCTTAAGCACCGTAGTGCCTTCTGCTGCGGCGAAGTTCAGCACCTGCGCGACTTCCGGCGTGTCCTTCCATGCATCACGCTGTGCGATCTGCACGGCCTGCTGCAGGTTGCCCTTCGACATCGCCTGTGCAGCAATGTAGCGAACGAACGCGGTGCCCTTCTCAAGCGGCGGACGCTTGATCTGAACGACCGACGACGTCTGGCGCTGCCCGAGCGACTGACCAGCGTTTTGTCCGATGCGATCGCCATCGACGGCGACGGCAAGCGAGATATTCATCTTCTCCTGCTCGCGTAGTCGGCCGAGGTGCTTGTCGATCGATGCGACCTTGTCCTTCAGTTCGTCGTATTCGGTCTCCTGCTCGTCATCGAGCGTTGAGCCGTCTTCCGACGCCTTGCTCATCAGCTCGGACATTCGTGCTGCGTGAGCGGTTCGCGTCGATGCGTATGCGGCAATATCTTCCGCAATTGTTTTGGTTGCCATTGGTGCCTCCCGGCTTGTCTGGCGTTTAACATTCGCCGTGACGCCGGCGGGGTTCTGCTCAATACGCGCGCTCTGCTTCTGACCTGTCGCGGCCCGCAGTGCTTGCGTATCGAGGGATCTGATAAGTTGAATGGTGGCTTCTGATTGTGCCGGCACCGTAACCAAGGAAAGTTCGTGCCAGTTCCATTCCTTGAACCTGATGCCGCCGCCTTTGATCATCTCGTATTGGTCTTTGACCGGCGTGAAGCCGATGCTGACTCCCTTTACGAGACCGGCGCGCACGGTCTGCCACGCTTCGTCGACGCGATCCTTGAGCTTGCCCGGTTCTTCGACCTTGGCGATGCGTGCCTGGAAGGAAATACCGCGGTCGGTCTTAGTTACGTGGGTAACCGTCCCGACCGGTTGACTATGCTGGTGCATCCATAGCAGCGGGATGCTGACCGGCGTCGCGTATTTNGCCCCCATGCTTTCGACGATATCACCGACGTGATCAACGGAGGGCGTCGTGGCGATGCCGGAGATCATACGCTCGCCTTCGTTGAGGCCTTTGACAGTGAGCGTCGTCGGCATCCACTTCATCTCGACCGGCGCTGAATGCATCATTGGCGCGTCGGTCGACGGGCCGGCGTGCCATGCGGCAAGGCACGCTTCTTCGCTATCGCCACCCTCAACGCATCTCTCGATGAAATCGGCCAGCGGCTCTCCGCCGCCGGGTGTGCAGCACGTTCCCGCAACGTCGCGCTTGGGTTGGGGGCCATTCGCGGCTGGGCCGTGATGCTCCCGCCAGAGGTTCAGACAGACCGCCACGCGTTGCTTAGGGTCTTTGAAGTCGTTCTTGATAGTCGCGTCGCCCATGCAACGCCCCATCCACTGTTCGTTCGTCTCGCCAGATGGCTTTGGTTTTGGCAACGGCATAGCGATCTCCAAGCGCCATTGCCCGTCGGCTGTCGGGTGGACGCGGTGCTAGGAATGTTCGGGGGCTGGGTAACGCGACGCGGGCGGCTGCAATAATAGTCGTCAGCGCTATTACAGTATCTGGGATTGACGCATGGTGACGGTGGACATTTAATAGGAGTAATTAAAGGAGGAAAAACATGAAGGCGCCAACACGGAAGAAGGGCAATACAAAGCGACTAGATCAGACGGCTATCGCTAACATCATTAGCCGCGCGCGCCAGGGGGAAACCCTCAGCTCAATCGCCAGGGCACACGGCGTGACCCAAGCGGCGGTCTCGTATCACGTAGCCAAGCAGCGTCTATTATCGCCGGTGGCGAAACCTGAGGCCCCGCATCTGAAAAAGATCGTTCGTCCGACGCGCAAAGACGTGTCGACAGATTTACGCGAAGTAATGATACACTACGTGTTTAATGGTATGCCGATCTCTGATCTACGGAGGCGGTTGGACGAAACGATCGATGCGCTGACCAAGATGCGTTCCTCGATGTTTCCCGAGGAATTGCCCCAGGATCCTCGCCCAGCAGAGACGGTGTCTACGAACTGGGACCGGGAGGAGTGAATTATCCACAGATATATCCACCGATATTTCTACGCGTTCTGTATCCGTGCCATTGACGGGCCGAACCGGAGAGGACCAAGGTCCTGCGCCTTTTACAACAGCAAACTCCCGGTCCGTGTCGATAGCAAAACGCCACCATGCTGATCGATGCGGATCGGGCATTTTTGCGAGTGGGGAAAACGTGTCCGATATCG